ACAAGATGTCGAACCACAAGATCGGGGACGACCTTTTCGACGCCTGCATGGCGGCTTTCTGGGCGCTGGTGGTGCGCGGCGCGGCCCAGGTGGCGACCACAATCCTCACGCGCACCCAGACGCGTCAGCAGCTGCTGATGGGCCAGCGGTTGAGTCTGCCGGCAACGGCATAGCGAGGCGACATGGCAACAAATCTTCTGACGATCCAACAGAAATATCTGAAGCTCGGCATCGGTACGCTGCCCGAATCGGCGCTCACGGCCGCGCTACGCCAGGCGGGGCACATCCCCCCCGGCAACAGCGAGATCGGATACCGCACCACGCCGGAGAACAGCCTGCGGTATCTCTACCGTTACATGTGGGTGGATCCGGACCTGCGCCAGGCGATCCTCGACATCCGCGAGATGGATCGCATCGACGGGCGCGTAAAAAAGATTCATGCGCGCATGGCTCGCACGGCCGTGAAAGGCGGATTAAAGCTGCAGGTCTCCTCCAGCGAAAAGAAGCTGGTCCGGCTCTGGTCGGATTTCGAGAAGCGCCTGCATCTGCATCGCCAGGAGAAGCTCGAATCGGACGCGCGTGGGCTGGTGATGGAGGGTAACCTCCCGCTGCAGTGGGTGCTCGGTCCGGACCAGCGCGTCGTCGCCGGCGTGCGCATGGCGTCGGAAACGATCCTGCCCAAAGTGGGGGCCAACGGCGTATTTCTGGATCCGCGCGCGGCGTATGAGCAATACGACGTCGCCACCGGCACGCGCCTGGCGGTCTTCCCACTATGGCAACTCGCGCTCGTACGCCTGACGCCGGACAACTACGACGATCAGGGTTCCCTGGGGCGTCCGTATCTCGACGCGACTCGCTCCGTGTGGCGCAAGCTCATTATGACGGAAGAGGACATGGTCATCCGCCGTCGCACGCGCGCGCCGTTGCGCATGGCCCATACCCTTGAGGGCGCGAGTGAGGAAGAGATCAACGCGTATCGCACCAAGGTTGAATCCGACCAGAACGAAATCACGACGGATTATTACCTTAACAAGAAGGGCGGTGTGTCGGCCGTCCAGGGTGACGCAAACCTCGATCAGGTCGCCGACGTGGCGCACCTGCTCGATACTTTTTTCGCCGGCGCCCCGGCGCCGAAGGGTCTTTTCGGTTACGCCGGCGATCTCAGCCGCGACATTCTGGAAGATCTCAAACGCGACTACTTCGACGAAATCGACGCGCTCCAGGATACGCTTTCGTTTGCCTACTACCTCGGGTTCCGCCTCGACCTGTTGCTCCAGGGCGTCAACCCGGACAACTACCGTTTCAATGTTATCTTCGCCGAGCGCCGCACCGACACCCCTAACCAGCGTGCGGATCTCGCGCTCAAGTACCAGGCGATGGGTGTGCCGCGCGAGATGGTGTGGGATACCGCAGGGCTCGATCCCGCCGAGGTCATGGAGCAGATCGACGCGGAAGCCAACAGCCGCGACCCGTACCCCAACCCAGGCGAGATCAACCCGCCCACGGGAACGCCACGGGTCAGCGTCACGCCCGGCAATGCGCGCAAGGGTGAAAGCGCCACCACCATCTCCACCCGCGGCTAATGACGATCGCGCTGGACGTCAACGCGCGCACGGCGGTCAAGGCGACGATCCGCCGCGCGTCCGCGCGCGCACGGCAGGAGATGAATGACCTGGACCGCAAGGCGCTGGATCAACTGTCGGGGATATACCGGCAGGCCGCGGCCGACATCCAGGATGAGATACGCAACATGGCCGGCGCCGACGGCAACCTGCGCCTCGATGTCTTGCGCGGGCTGTTGGGCCAAGTGAACGGACGGCTGAGCCAGATCGAGCAAGCACGGAACGACCTCTTCGGCGCCGAGCTGCTCGCGGCCGCGCAGCTCGGCGCTCAGCCATTCTCGGGGCAGGTGGCGTCAGACCTGGTTCGTATCGCGAACGAGGCCGTGCAGTTCGTGCACACCTTCATTGCCGAGGATGGCCTGCAGCTCTCAGATCGTGTCTGGCGTGTTGATCGTCACGCCCGCGATGTAGTCGGTCAGGCCATCGAAAGCGCGGTGATCCAGGGGCACTCGGCCAGCCGCGCCGCGCAGGATTTCCTGTCGCGCGGGCAGCCGGTACCGGCGGACATCGCCGAGAAGATGGGACTGGCGAATGCCGGGCGCGTGGCGCGCGTCGCCGGCGACGCCCTGATGACGGGGGAGGGGACGCCGTACGATAACGCATTGAGACTGTTTCGCACCGAACTTAATCGCGCGCACGGCGAAACCTACCGTGCTGCAGGATTCGATCATCCAGACGTTATTGGCACCCGCTTTCTGCTCTCACCGAATCATCCAAAAACGGACATCTGCGACATGCACGCGTCGGTGAACCGTTACGGACTTGGTCCCGGCGTGTATCCGAAGGGCAAGAGCCCATGGCCTGCGCACCCGAACACGCTGAGCTACGAGGAGGTTGTCTTCACGGACGAAGTAACCGCCGCCGATCGCAGTGGTAAAGAAACGCCGATTGATTGGCTCAAGCGCCAGCCGCCTGGCGCCCAGATCGATATCCTTGGCGGCATCAAGAAGGCACAGGCCCTGCGACAGGACTTACTGCGGGCAAACGAGATAGGTGCACCGTGGCGAATACTCAAGCAACGGTATGCACAGCGCGGGATCGAGATCGAGGACGTGCCGCGTGAAAATGTTGCCACGCCAGCACCCGCCCCGCCGGCAGGCGCCGAGGCCCCAGGGCTTAATGTATTTAGGCCATTCGATTCCATCGATGCCGCCGTGCGGTGGGCCAACCAACGCGGCACCGCGCTGTTGCCAGGGACCGCCGGGCTCGACGCCATCAACAGCGGACTACTCGGAATTACGCGCGTACTCGATCCATTCCGGATCGCAAATACCGAGATCGCCTTCAACCGTCGTCTACCGGCTCACGTGAACGCACAGGCGGGCACGTCGTATGACGGAAGCGTCCGGCATATTCGATTCGCACCCGGGAGAAACAAGACGGTCAAGGAAGCCGTGCAGCGCGCGGGGCAGGCACATCAGACATTTCTTTCCCAGCGTGACGCAAATATCGCGCGGCTGGAACCGCTGATCGTAGACCCTGTTCGGAGCGAACAGGCCAGACATCATCTGCAGCGCCAAATCGAGATTGCGCGCGCCGCGAAACGCTGGAGCATCAGCTCGGATCCCACCATCGCTGATCCGATCGTCTCTACGGCATCGCATGAAGCCGGACACACGCTGTATTACACTAAGCGGCTGGATGAATCTTGGGCGCTGGCGCTTTCGCGGAACAAAGTGGAGGCGGTTGATATCGTCCGCGTGTCCCAGTACAGCGCCACCAGCCGTTCCGAGCTTTGGGCGGAGGTTACGGCCGCCATACATTCGGGTTTGCGCGACGATATCCCGCGCAACGTGTTTAGGGCGTACCAGGAGATGATCGATGCAATCGAACCAGTGCCTTGAGTGTCTACGTTACCAGGGTGTGCGGGACCGTGGGGCGTTTCCTACCCATGTCTGTGAGGCCTTTCCGGACGGTATCCCTGAGCAGATTATTACCGGCCAGCACGATCATCTCGATCCGTATCCGGGCGACAATGGGCTGTTGTTCGTGCCGATCACTACCAGGACACTAAGCGAGGAGGGGGCGGATGAGTAGCTCGCCGGCCATGGTCGTCCCGCATCTCGCTCCCCGACTGGAGGTGCGATGCGAATGTGGGTTCGCCGTATTCGACGGCGAGGTCCTCCGCGCGCGCGTGGTCAGACTGCTCCCCCGCGGTGCCGAGGCCAAGTGCCGCTGCAAGCGCTGGGTCCCCGTGCCCGTCGCCTATGTTCCGGGATGACATCTTTCCCCCTTATCTTGTCTTACTCCCATGAACTAATTTAGGCACGACCAAAGGCAGGCTGCGGGACCAAGTCCCGCGAGAAAGCGAAGCCGGTGAATGCGCAAATGCGCGTCACCGGCTTTTTATTTGGGCTCACGACATGAAAGCAGTAGCGCGGATCATCAGGCTCGAGGGCGGCCTCTACAAGGGCGCCGTTCGCATCCTGAGCGATCGCATCGCACTCGCCGAGGGCAAACGCGAAATCGTGGTAACGGTCACCCGGACGGGGACGTTCCACGATCCGCGCTACGGCGAGTTCAAGATCACCCGCGACATGCTGCTTTCGATGGTGCGTAACTTCGACGCCGGCGTTGTCGGCCAGGAGATCGCGCTGGATGTGTCTCATCACCCGGAGAACGGTGCCGCCGGGTACTTCCGCAAACTGTTCCTGGACGGGGACAAGCTGCGCGCGAAGATCGAGCTCACCGACTACGGCGTCGAAGCCATCACGAAGCGTGGCTATCGCTACGTGAGCGCCGAATATCACGAGAACTGGGACGACAACGAAGCCCGCAAGC